AGTCGCTGGAGTGGCAGAGTTACTACAAGTTCCTTACCCACTTTGGTTTCGACCGCATGGTGGCCGGTGATTACGGCAAGTTCGATAAGAAGATGGAGGCGTTGATCATCCTTTTGTCTTTTCGTGTCTTGCGCAACCTGTGCAAGGAGGCAGGCTGGGAAGCGGATCAGCTGATTGTGGTTGATTGCATCGCAGAAGACACAGCGTACTCCTTTGTGAACTTCGATGGTGACCTGGTCGAGTTTTTCGGGTCTAACCCGTCTGGCCATCCACTCACAGTCATCATCAACTGCATCGCCAACGCACTGTACATGCGTTACGCTTTTGTCGAACTGTGCCCGTTTGAGGGGTCAGTGTATGAGAAGGCGCGGCGATTCAAGGACCACGTGCGATTGCTCACGTATGGTGATGACAACACCATGGGAGTTTCACGTGGAGCTGACTGGTTCAATCACACGGCCATCCAAGCGGCCATGACCAACATTGGTGTTGAGTACACCATGGCGGACAAGGAGAGTCATTCTCGTCCCTTCATCCACATCAGAGAGATCTCGTATCTTAAGCGATCGTGGCGTTGGGACGAGGACGTTGGGGCTGTCGTAGGACCGTTGGAAGAGGCATCCATCCACAAGATGCTCACCATCTGTAACCCGTCAGGTGATGAGTCACCCGAGTTGCATATGGCCAGTGTCATGACGTCAGCTCTGAACGAGTGGTTCTGGCATGGAAAGAAGAAATTTGAAACGGAGCGCGAGTGGCTGTGGAAGCTTGCGCAGGACCACAATCTCACAATGGAACTAGAATTCAAGGGTTTTCCAACGTGGGACCAACTGAAAGAGCGATTTTGGTCAGCTTCCAAGGGTGTGGAAGGAGCCGAGATTGGGTGTATTGTAGAGCACCCGCGCAGCGTGCTGCCAAATTAGTCTACACCTCCTGTGCGATCTGTGTATTAAATGTTATGCGTTTCGAACTAGTATAAGTGTGCGTACAGGTTGTAAGTCCACCCTTCAGGGGGTTCGCCTTTTTAGGAGTGAGGGTTAGGGATGCCCACGAAAACGCGAACTTGCATGTAGAATGAGTCATCTCTTGCATTTTAAAAAGGCTTGCTAAAACAACAAACAACAAACAAAACAACAAAACAAAGAAACAGAATGCTCCACCGTTGGAGCGCTATGAGTGTCCACACTGTGATCATGTGATGGTTATGGGAGACACAAGAGTAGAATGTGAAGATTGTTGCCCATGGAAGTGTGTGGTGCAGTCCGAAGAGACGTTGCTGGCCCCGCTTGTCGAGCAAATGGCTACGACGATGGAGCAGACCACCGCTTTTATGGATGCGAATCCCGGGAGTACGACAGGGACAGGCGCCTCGCCGCTCGATTATGAGATGGCAGATGCACAAACTTCCGCGGACTTGAAATCCTTTCTGTCGCGTCCAGTGCGCATCGTAACCACCACGTGGTCGCAAGCTGCGCCACAAGGGACGTTAGGTGCTGCGTTCTTTCCATGGACACTGTTCCTCAACAACGCCTCCATCAAGAACAAGCTGAGCAATTACGCATTTTTCCGAGGAAATCTCAAGTTGAAGATCATCACGAACGCTTCGCCGTTTATGTATGGATCTTTGCGAGCAGTATACAAGCCACTGCCGAGTTTCTCAGGAAATGCTATTGCCTCTAGCGTTCCGTCGTCGTTGATTCCGTATTCGCAACGTCCAGGTGTTTGGATCACACCGGCACACAGTGAGGGAGCGGAGTTCACCTGCCCTTTCATCTATCCACGTTCGTTCGTGCGAACTGGCTTGGCTGGTGAGATTGACGAGATTGGCCAAATGGTGTTCCAGGTGTATAACCCGCTAGCGAGTGCGAATGGTTCCACTAGTTCGGTCACTGTGCAGGTGTATGCGTGGATGGAGGATGTTGTGCTTGCTGGGCCAACTGTCGGAGCAGTCTTGCAGGCCGATGAGTATGGTGCGGGCGTGGTTTCTGCTCCCGCATCGGCTGTTGCTGCGGCAGCATCCATGTTGACCAAGGCACCATTCATTGGGAGGTTTGCGAAGGCAACGGAGATCGGGGCTTCGGCAACGTC